ACTGGTTCGTAGTCGTCAAGGTTGAAGCCCATTAGTTGCTTCTTTCTTGCAGGCTTGGGTGACTCATACGCACTTCGCTGAGGCTCATAAGCACGCCAGCCGCTTCTGCACATGCTTGGCGGTCTTGCTCTTTGCCTTCGGCTTCCATGCGGCTTGCAAGCATCATTAGCCTGCCGATTATGTCTTTGTAGTTCATTGGTTGTTTCTCCTGTTTGTTGTTATCTGCACCAGCGGCGCACTTGTTGTTTTCTATGATTGCACACAGCGGCCTGTGCGCTCGGGCTTTTCTTAAAGCACCCGTGCCCCCAAGGCCCGACTGGCCATTGTTTGCGGCCACGCTCGGTATGTCCATACCAAAAGGCACGATCTAAGACCCGGGCTTGTTGATTGAATGTCAGGCGGTGACCGTAACGGTTGGGTGTGTCGGCGAATAGGTCAAACGTGCGGCGGTAGAAGCCAAAGGCCCCCACATAGGAACGTGTGCTATGGGTTGTTTTGTTGCCTGTCTCACATTGGGCTAAAGCCACATACCACGCGCGAGGCATAGTTTGGTTCCACTGTGGGCTAGGCACTGTAAGGGTGAGTGTGAGCAGAACAGCGCTCACAGCACTACCTAGCAAGACCCTGCCTGACTTCTGCCCTGACCTGTTTGAGTAGGGGCTTGGCTGAGCGGTGGATATATCCAAATACCCAGCCTGCACTAAGTGCTACCCAGAAGATGACGTTGGCGCTATGCACGGTAAGTCTCCAGTCCTTTAGCGGTGATAGTACAAACACGCATTTCCGACCCTGACGAGCCTGTGCGTGTTGTGTGTGAGTCCTCAATGAGTCCTAGGCGGCGTAGATCACTGCACCGCTTCCAGTAGCCAGCGCCACGCTCTGCGAGTCCTGAGCGTTGCCCTGCTTCCTCATCTGTGAGGCCAATACGGGCGTAGGCGTACTGCTCAAGCAGCAGCATGGCTTGCGAGCCTTGACGAGGGCGCACGTCTTTAGCGCCTTGAGAACTTGTCTCTGGGTCTAATGACCTAAACAGCGGTAGGTCTAGCAGGTGGTCTTTCATAAGTGACATGTGGTTGTTCCTTTGTTGTGGCGCTCTTGGAAGCACACCCAGACGGTATCTAACGGGTGTGGTTGTGTCAAGCATGGTCGAGGGGGGCAGGGCGGCCAGCGGAAACAACAACGCCAGCCGCCCCTAGTCTTGCGCCGTGTCCAAGCGGCTGCAAGCGTTCTGTTATAAGGCTTTTGCCTTGTCCCAAGCCGCGCGCACAGCCTTGGGGTCGTCAGCCATACGCGGCGAAATTTCCCAATGTATCCATAGCCCACCGGGGCCGCCGTTGTCTTTGGCTGTCCAGACTTTCCAGCCTCGCCCTACGCGCCAGCCGCGCCCGTAACCTACGGCTGGGCCGTTGCCGTCAATGTCAAACAGGTAGTCGTGGATTTCTTCTACCTCGAACAGTTCGGCGTGGGTTTCGAGCCACTTGACGATTTCTAGGGCTGACTTGCGTGATTTAGGCATAGTGTCCCCAGCCCTGCCAGTCGCGTGAACGCTTAGCGCGCTTTTGCCGCGCATGTTGCGCACTACCCATGTGCCTAGGTTTTTGCTGTCGAAACGTGTGCAAAGTAAACGCTGGAATAGTTCGGTGCCTTCGCGCTTGCCTGTGGCTGCGCCGTCTTTAGTCCCGGTGTATTTACGAGGCACTTGGCGGATCCTTCGGGCGGTCTTTCAGGCCGTTTCCTGCAAGTAGTCCGATTAGGCCGCCTGCAAGGGTCATCAGCATTGGGGAGAGGACTGCCCATGCTTCGGCGTCGTTGGGTGACTGGTCAAGTGGCTGGGTTACGAACAGTAAACCGTAGATTAGCGAGACAATGGCGGCAACAAATGAGAACGATAGTGCTATGCCTACGATGAGAATTAGGCGTGCTTTTATTTCTTCGTTGCTAAGTCGTTTTTCTGGGTTCATGGGCAGCGTCTTTCTAGTAGGCCGTTGGCTTTGGTGGTGTCGCAGTTGTGGCGTGTGCGGTCTGCACAGGCGGTCAGGGTGAGGGCGAGCAGGCTAATCAGCGCTAGACGTTTCATCAGTGGCCTGTGGTAGTTCTGGGGCGTTGGCAATGGTTTCTAAATATGCGGCGTGTTCTTCATCGGTCATTTCTCGCACAAGTTCGTCTATTTGAATTAGTGGCTTGCTCATAGTTAGTTCCTATATCCATACACTCGAATAGTCTGGCCTGTAATAGTTCCTGCTGCTGGAGTCAAAGTAAAACCAGTCGCCACTGTCGTAGATGCACATTGACCCGTAAAACTATAATTAAATTGCATAGAACTAAGCGTGTTCATGCCTTTATGTTTTGCTTTTTGAGGGTTGATTACGTCCATAGAAATAGATGTGCTGTCTTGACCCCAAAAGCCAACTAGCCATGTAGCGCCTGCCGCTGGTGCATATGCAGATACTGTTGCTGTGCCGTAGGTAACAAAATAGCCTGCTGCTGAGTACACGTTTGTAGTAATTCCGCCAAACTGAAAAAGGCAGTTATTACCAGCGGAACTCGCTGTGCCTCCGCTAATAATAATTCTGTAATTGTCATAATTAGCGCTAAATACGTCTGAGACGGTCACGGTGGAAACGCCTGTGCCTACCGTCTGGGTTTTGACAAGCCACAGCCCGATGCTGTCCATTGCGGCTGCGGTTAAAACCTCACCCGGGGCAAAATCTGGTACTGGCATAACTAAAATCCTAACCTATTTGTGTCTAATACGCCGAAAGTGGCGCTATCAAGAATAAAGAAATTGAGCGCTGAAGCCGACACCACGTTAAAAGTAAAACGAGTCTGGTCAGGCGTGGCTGTTACTGTTGCGCCTTCTAAAAACAGTTCGTAAACGGTGTTTCGAAGAATTAAACGCGCCCGGGCTCCTTGTGCTGTTTGAGTAAAACAAGTCACCACGAGATTAGTTGTTTGAGACTCAGACAGCGCTGAGATAGTGCTAGGGACTGATTGTTGTACCTGCAAAGTAGCCAAAATATAATCCGCTAAGTTTTTAGCCTGTGTCGTTGTTTCGTCGTATGTTTTAACGGTGTACACACGACTGCCCGTACCGCTCGACTGTGCCGCCAGCCCCTCAGGTTCAACCACTACTTTGTCGAAATACGAGTCGGCTTGGGACTTAAAAGTGACGTCGTTGAACTTTGCTGTTGTGTTGGTTGTGGCGACGGTGCCGTCAGTGAAATCACCCAACAGCGCGTTAGTAGTGTATTCAGACCTGTTTAGCCATTTAATCGAACTTGGCTGTTGTGACGACATATAGGCCTGCTCTGTAGCGGCTAACTCGTTTAACAGTTGCAAAACATTGGTGCTGGGTTTTGACTGTGCAGACATTGTAGAAGTGCTAAACGATCCACCAGCGAGGGTGACTGCACCACTGAAAGCATTAGTCATTACCTGCGAACCTGCGGTGTAGGCGGTAATACCAGCAGACCAACTAAACGAACCAGTAGTTAAACTGCGTCCAGCGGTGGCTAATGCGTCCTCACAATAGATAGTCCAGACGTCCATTGCTGCAACTTCTCCGTAAACAATTTTCACATCGGCTACTACGCCATAAAACATCTCTACAGGAAACAAAAAAGCCGACTCGTCTACTGCGATAGATATCTCGCCGCCTATTTCTATTGTGGGCAGTGTTGATACGTTGCGCCCTGAAATAGTTGCGGTGGAAGCCTTAAACGGGTCGGTAATTTGTATGCGGCCCTTTTGTATAACCACGCTTTGAATATTAGATAATGCGTTAGCGGTGCCAGCAGGGTCATACACCGCTGACCATTCGTAGCGAGCCATTATGACACCGTTATAGGCACTGAGCCGTTACGGAACATATAGGTGCGTAATGCGTCTACGACGGCGTTGGGGTCTGCGCCCTGCACGTTAATAGTCACATTGCCGCCACCCATGCCGCCCATGCGATCTAACGGTATGACAGCCTCAGGGCCAGCCTCACCAATAAGCGCCAAAGTAGGGCCAGTGACAATGCCGCCCTGTGCCAGTGCAGGTATTTTAGGAAACGAGAAGCCTTTACCGCCTAGTCCCGGTACCCAGTCGGGCAAACTAAAACTAATCTTGCCAAGAGTGTTATTCCAGATAGAGCCAATGGCGTTAAACACTGTTTTCCATACGTCTAGCAACAGGTTTATATACGGAATAGCAATTTTAGTTACGCCAAATTTAATCGCCCCAAACACTGCGTCTACAGCCGTGCGGAACGGCTCAAACTTCTGGTAAGCCACCACCAGCAACGCACCCAGACCTACAACAGCGGCGGCAATAATGCTAAACGGGTTAAGCGCCATAGCGATATTTACAGCGACAATGGCGGCAGCGATACCAGCAATGGCTGCACCAATGGCTAAAAATACGTTGGGGTGGTCTTGCGCCCATTGTCCAAGTGTTTGCAAAACAGGTAGGGCTGCTTCTACGGCTGGCAACAGTGCCGCGCCGATAGACTCCTTAGTCTCGTTGAGGGCTACGCCAAGGCGCTTAAATTGTCCCTCAGCCGTGTTGGCTGCTTCTGATGCTGCACCGCCAGTAGTAACACCGATAGCAGTCATCACTTCCTCGAAAGAAGCGCCGTCTTTAATCAGTTGACGATACTCAGGGGCTAGGCGT